GCGGGCGACTAAGCAAGTGACGGACGTGCCAAATATTCTGACCAAGGCAGGTGGGGCGATTGACGAGAGCATGGCCGCCGACCTTAACGGCATCGGCTCGTCTTCCTTCAACCAGATTGGCCAGCAGATGGGCGGCAAGCTGCTAGTGCTCGAGCCCGGTGAGGACTTAAAGAGCGTATCCCCTAACTTCCCGCGTCAGAGCATGCAGATGTTTAATGAGGTCCTGTCCCGCATGATTGCGGCCGGTGGCCTTCCCTACGAGATTGTGACCGACGGCAGCAAGGCCGGCTCGGCTCTGATCCGCATGGTGCTCGGCAAGGCCGACCGCTATGTCGGGCAAATCCAGTGCATGGTGGTCGACGAGTACTGCATGCCCGATTGGCAGTACCGCATCAGCGACGGCATCGCCAAAGGCGAGCTGCCCGACGACCCCAAGTGGGCGGACGTTGAGTTCACCTGCCCGCAGATGCCTAGCATCGACAACGGCCGTGACTCTAAAAACGACCGCGACGACCTGCTCGCTGGCCTGACCTCTTACACCGAGGTACTCAAGAAGCGCGGCCTAAACTACCAGAAGGTCTTTAGCCAGCTGGTCCGCGACATCGCCTTTGCCAAGGAGACGACCGACGCCACGGCTGGCCGCGTTTCTTTTGAGGAAGCCATGCAGCGCTTCCAGAACATGCAGGCCCCGCAGGCCTCCGTCGACCCGGTGAGGCCACCGATGGGCGGCGCGGACGGCCCGAGCCCCGCCCCTGGGCAGGACGCTCCCAACCTTATCTGACCACCATGCGCTTCCTCACCAATGGCCTGAAGGGCCGCGAGCCCCTGCTCATCGACCCGTCTAAGGCTGCCGACATGAAGGCGCTGGCCGACAAGTACGCTTTTACTGACGTGCTGGCTAAGCTCTTTGGAGAGCGCCCGGTGCCCTACGTGACCGAGAACGGCATCGGCGTGGTGCCCGTTTGTGGCGTCATCGGTAAGGGCCTGAGCCCGCTTGAGAAGATGCTCGGCTCGGCCGACATCAACGAGATCTCCGCCACGCTCGCCGCGATGGAGTCTGATCCCGCAGTCAAGAAAGTTTGCTTGGCCGTCGACTCACCGGGTGGCACGGTCACCGGCGTCGAAGAGCTGGCCAACCAGGTGCGCGGCATGAGCAAGCCCACCATGGCCTACACCGACGGCGAGATGTGCTCAGCTGCCTACTGGATTGCGAGCGCTGCCGACCGCGTGGTCTGCTCTAACAGCTCGAGCGTTGGCTCTATCGGCGTCTACATGGCCATCCCTGACTTCTCCAAGGCCTACGCTGACGCGGGCGTTCACATGGTTGTCATCAAAAGCTCTGGCTCCCCGCTGAAAGGCGCCGGCATCGAAGGCACCAGCTTGAGCCCTGAGCAAATCGCCAACCTCCAGCAGCAGGTGGACGAGATCCACGCTGACTTCATGGCCTCGGTAAAGCAGACCCGCAGCTTGGCTCAGGACGCCGCCATGAACGGAGCCGTGTTCTCCGGCAAGAAAGCGGCCGGCCTCGGGCTCGTCACTGGCATGGCCGATAACCTGGGCATGGCCCTTGCGTCTTTCTAACTTATGCCCCGCATCGTTACCGACATTGACGGCACCCTTATCGACAAGGACGGCCAGACCATGACTCCCGTGGTGGACTACATCAAGGCCGAGGCCGAAGAGGTCGTCGTCCTGACTAACCGTCCCGAGTCTGACCGTGAGAAGACCGTGGCCGACCTAAAGGCCACCGGGCTGGAATACGCCGAGCTGATCATGAATAAGGACGGCAACCCCGCGCCTGAGTTTAAGGCCGCCGCCATTAAAGCTATGCTCGACGCGGACATCGAGGTCGACGAGTTCATCGACAACGACGCGGCCAACCGTGACGCGGTCGAGGCCCTTGGCGTTGATGTTTGCGACCCCGCCGAGATTATGGCTGGCGAGGAAGACGTCGAGGAAGAGACCATGGAAGAGGCCGCTGCCTTTGACCAGTCCGCCAAGATTAAGAACGCTATGAGCAAACTGACCCCCGAGGCTGAGTTGACCGACCTGCGCACCGTTGCCCTGGCCCTTACGGCTGAGCGCGACGACCTCCGCGCCACCGTCGAGAAGTTGACCGTCGGCGCCGCTGACGAGCTTGCGTCTGCCAAGGCTGACATCTCGGCCAAGGACTCCCGCATCGCTGAGCTCACCGCTGAGCTCGAGCAGTTGAAGGCCGCCACTGACGCGGCCAACGCTAAGGTCGAGGCCGTCGAGAAAACCGCTGTGTCCGCCGCCAAGCAGGCCGCCGACATCGTCGCGTCCACGGGCATCGACCCGGTGGCCGTTAACCCGACTGCCCCGATTGTCTCCAAGGAGGCCGTCGACCACGTTGCCACCTTCCTTGCCCTGCCCGTTGGCACCAAGGAGCGCACCGACTACTGGAAGGCCAACCAGCACCAGATCGTGCGCGGCCTGTCCTTTTAAACTTTTTCCCTAACCTACTACTAACTCACACACATGGCTAACTCCATCACCGCCGCACCGGCTGTTCTGGCTCAGGGCGTTATCAGCTCCCTGGCTAACAAGCTCCCGGTTCTCTCCGGCATCTCCACCGTCTTCTCCGCGCGCCCCGGCACCCAGGGCATGAGCATCCAGGTTCCCCTCATCGGGACCTCGACCGCCACGACCTTTGGCGCGGGTGGTTACTTGACGCAAGACGACGCGACGGTCACCTCGTCCACGGTCTCCCTCTCCCACTACAAGGTCTCGAGCCGCTTCACGCCCTCGAACCTCAAGGAGTACGGCCCGCAGTTCTTCATCAATAACTTCGTGAACACGGCCTCCATCGCCCTCGCCCAGAAGGTCATGGACACCATCAACACGCAGGTGACCAACGCCAACTACTCGGCCTCCACCGTCTCCGGCGCTGCCCTCAGCTACGCCGAGCTCGTGGCCGTCCAGAAGACCCTCGACGACGCCAAGGCCCCGACCCCGCGCTACGCCGTCCTGAACAGCACGTACATCTCCGACCTCCGCCAAGACACCCAGATCGTTGGCAACAACGTCCTCGGTGCGCAGATCATCCGCGACGGTGACCTCGGCGTCATCGCTGGTGCCCGCGTCTATCAGTTCGCGAACCTCGCTAACAACTCCGAGTCGCTCGCCGGCTGGGTCGCTGGTCCTGACGCCATCGCGTTTGCCTCGGCGCTGCCTGAGACCGACATCCCGGGCTGGGAAGTGGCCAACGCCACCGACGAGACCACTGGTCTATCCGTCCAGGTCATCATGGGCCAGGAGCAGTCCGGCTACATGAACGTCACCGCCACGCTGCTCTTCGGTGCTGCTGTCGGTCGCTCGACCTCGCTGGTCCGCCTGAAGACCGCCTAAGCCTAACTGGCTTAGCAAACACTGGGGCTCCTTACGGGGCCCCTTTTTTTTGACCTAGTGCCCAAGGTTAAGACATGAGCCTCTACGCTGACGGCACTTTCCTCGACGACGCCAAGCTGATGGTCGACGACTTCGGCGTGTCTGGATCGTGCAACTCCGGGGCCATCACTTTTCAGTGCCTCATCTCGGACCCGATGGTCAGCCAATCCTTCCAAGAGGGGGGCTTTGTAGACCGAACCCAGCACACGGTCCGCATCCCCGCTGCAACGGCCTCCTGGAGCCTCCCAGACGGGTCTAATGGGGCATCGGCAGCCATCGTCGTGAGTCAGGAGCCCATCGCCTCCCTAGGGATTGGCAAAGTTATTGCCGTAGATGGCAAGAGCCTGCGCATTATCGCCCAGACCCACAAGCGCCCGAGCGCCTGGGTGACCTTGCAAGTCATCCTGCTCAACCAGTGAGCGCTGAAATCAAGTTCGACCCGAAGAGCATGGCCGAGTTTAACCAGGCTATGACTGAGTTTGCTTTTGCTTGCCGTGAGACCATCCGCGACATCGGCCTGAAAAACGCTGCCCTGATCTGCCGCGAGTCTATGATGCTGACTCCGCCGATGGGCGCCGGCGGCAAGGGAGGCCTGACGGTCACGGGCGAGAAGGCTGGCATGCGGGCTATCGCAACCGACGTGCGCAAAATCTTTGTTGCTGCTGATAGTCGCAAGGGCATCGCCCCGCTGATCCTGCTGACCACCAAGCTGGCCTACGCAACAAAGGCAGGCAACCCGTCAGAGTTCCGCAGCCTACTAGACGGCGCCGGGCGTACGGCCCTGCTGCGTGGCACCCGCGTCTTGCAAGCTATCGCCAACGACTACGACGACGCCCGGGCTTTCCGTAAGGCCAAAAACTACTTTAACAAATCACAGTTCCGGACCAACGAGTACGGTCTCGGCTTTCAGCGCAAACTTGGGCCAGTTCATAACGAGCTAAAAACCCAAGCAGGTGGCCGATTTAAACACAATGGCAGACCCTATCAGCCATTAATAAACTGGCGTAATAAAATCCTAGTCGAAACTGACGCTGAGATTGAAGAGTACATTGAAACACGCCAGCCAGCAGTGGGCAAACTCAAGGCAGGTTGGTTCAAGGTTCTAATGACCCTGCCTAAGCCATCTCGTAAAGAGAACATGAGTAACTTTGGCACATCCGGCATTGGCGATTACATTAAGGCTCACGCCGGCCACGCGGGCAGCTTTACCTTTACTGACACGCAGACCAATGTGGCCATCATGCTCACAAATGGCATCGCCAATAAAAACAACGTGAGCACGCAGGCCGACGTGAAGCACACCGTTTTGGGCTTACGCTACAAACAGCTCAGGCTAGACCTTGAGCAACGGCTCAAGAAGGCGGCCGACAAGTTTAACAAAAAACAATAACACCATGGGCACCGCTTCCATCCGTCACATCGTCGAGGGCAACCTCGTCACCATGCTCCAGGCTGAGGTCGGCCTGACGGGCACCAACATCTACCCGGGTGACAGCACCGCCGACTCGGTGATGCCCAAGGTGGTCGTGGTCTGCGACTCCGCCGGAACCCCCAGTGGCCTACCAGATGGCCTAGGCAACTATGACTGCCAGGTCCGCTGCGTCCTGCACGACAACGCCAACGACGTGACCCTGACGGACCACCGGGCCAAGGCCGCCGCGATGGTCGGGGCGCTGGCCGACGTGACCGCCATGGCCGCCCAGTTTACGAGCAACGGCGACGCGGCCCTGTATGACGTGACCGTTCAATCTGAGGATCAGGGCCTAGACGAGCAGACCGGGGCGTGGGCCACCGTCTTGCGCCTGTCGGTGGTTTGCGTGCTGGCCCCTTGACCACGGGCCCAAGGTTAAGAACCTATGGCTGCTATTTTAAAAGGCGTTACTGTTTTGTTCGGCGTCGCTACTCAGGGCGGCATCAGCAACTTTCTCCCCCAGTCCCTGACGGTCACCAAAAACTTTGAGCTTAACGACAAGGCCGCCGACGAGACGGGCGTGAGCGTTACCCTCCGGTACGACGGCGTTGGCCGCGAGATCAGCGTTGAAGGCATCGCCAAGACCGTGGACATGCCCGAGGTCGGCGCCGCTTGCACTATCGCCACCAAGACTGACGTTGGCGTGTCCCAGACCATCACCGGCGTGGTGGAGTCCGTCGAGGAAAAGGGCAGCAACAAGGACTTCGTGCGGGTGACGGTCAAGGTCAAGCAGCTTGACGCTATCGCCAGCTACGTGTAAAGAGTAGGGCCTTGGACGCCCGCTTCATCAACGCCTTCACCGACCCGGCCCAGATTAACATTCTGGGCTATGTCGTTTACCCCTTTTGCTTGAAGTACCGGGTGCGGCTCCACGCGATTGGCTCCCCCTTTGTTCAACCTGGGGAGATGACCGCCGCCGCCCTGCTGGCCGCCATTAAGACCTGCGCCGAGTCACCGATTGACGACATCAGCGCCAAGGACCGGGCAATCCTGCAGCGCTGGAACAAGGACCCGGAAACCTTCCTTAAAGCCATGGCCGACTTCCGCGTCTACATGCTCGAGGGCCACTGGCCAAAGTTCTGGGAGAAGACGGAGAGCCAGCGGGCGGCCGACGTTGGCATGCCCTGGGCGCTCAACATGGTGGCCAACCTAATCACCAACGGCATCGACGAGCGCCGGGCTTGGGAGATGCCTGAATGTCAGGCGGTCTGGCTATCAACGGCCTTTGCCGGCCTGAAGGGGGTTGACGTCAACATCCTGACCACCGAGGAAGAGGAAGCCATGGCGGCCTTTACGACTTCCCAAGAGTGAAGAGACCATGAGCCAAGACGTCACCTACAACATCAAGGGCACCTCCGACGTCCCGCAGCAGACCGAGAAGGCGAAAGCGGCTATGTCCGATCTAGAACGCCAAGCGGCTGCGATTAACAGAAAGTTCAGTGATGTAGGAAAAGATTTGTTTATGTCATTTGCGGCGCCGATGGTTTTAATCCATCAGGCCATTAGCTTCATCGGCGACGCGATTGCCAAGTCACGGCAGGATGCCAAGGACGCCATGGAGTTTGCAGCAAGCGTAAAGCTGGAAGACATAGACAAGTCCCCAGTGGATAAAATCACCCGCTTCATGAACCAGAAGCTTAAGGTGGATTTGCGTTCAGAAAAAGAAGTGGAACAAGCTGAAACCGCAAAACGTAAGGTTGTCCAAGCCTTCCTTGAAAGAGACCCTCGTGGTCAAGAATACTACCGCAAAAACGTTGGTCTAAATACTGAAACAGGTGGCTTTTCGATGGATGAAAAAAGTTTTGCAATGTTTAAGGGCGTGCAGGAAGACATCATGAAGATGAACGAGGCAGACATGAAGAAAGCCCTGGCTGACGAGCAGCAGAAAACCCAAGACGAAAAGAACAAGAAAGAGCCTGCCCTTTTCGCCGGAGACAACTCGACTTTTGGCGTCGGCCTGTCCCCGCAGATGAACCTACTCAACCAGCAGGTCGAGCTTCAGAAGCAGGCTAACGAGTACCTGGCAGTCATCGCAAACGCGGCCGGCACCACTAGCGACTTCACCAAGGACACCAGCAACGGCAACGCCTCAAAGAACGTCTACTACGACACTACCAACGTCTCCTAACTATGGCACGCATCGACAAAGGCAACGACCTCTCCAGCCCGGTCCTCCAAGCAGGCTGGACCGTAGGTCAGGACGGCTACGGACTATGGACTGGCAAGTGCACGTTTAAGCTAGACCGCGAGTACGCTGTAAACATCGCTGAGTTTGAGCGCGGTCTGCCTCACCCGGTGGCTCCTTTTGACGCCTTCATGTGGTCCAACCGCGTCGCGGCGTCGTACGATCGCAACGGCATCGCCACGCTGTCCATCGACTACGTCGGCATCAATACGG